TAAAAACCGTGAAATACGTTTATGTGTATGAAATCGGCAAAGTGCGGAAATTTAGCGAAGCAGAGGGTGAATTTCGTTTTGAATCTGAATTGCAACTGACGGCACAAAATCGACCGCTTGATTTTGTGCCTGTCGTGCCATTTATCACCAAGCGTAACGAACTCACTAATGCCATTGAGCCGCCTTTAATGGAGTTAGCGTATTTGAATGTAAAACACTGGCAGTCTCAATCGGATCAGGACAATATCACTAACATTGCTCGCGTACCGTTGTTAGCGATTTATTCCAATGATGAAGTAAAACAGCTTTCTATTGGTGGTAGCGCGATTCATTTACCTGTTGATAGCTCAATGCAATTTGTCGAACATTCAGGACAAGCCATTGCTTCAGGTGTTGAAAGCCTGAAAGATTTAGAAGAGCAAATGAAAACCGCAGGGGCGAAGTTACTTACTAAAACCGCCTTAGCAATGACTGACAGCCAAGCCCGTGATGAAGCAGGCAAAGAAATTTCCCAGCTACGTTTACTGGCAAACCGCTTTGAAGATGCTATTGATTTAGCCTTGGAATATACAGGGCATTGGCTTGGTATTGCCAAAGAGCAAGTGGGTAACGTGCAGATTTCGGGCAACATTGAAAACGATCTTGACCCTTCTGCTTCAATGGCAAGCGTGATTCAGTTGCGTAATGCGGGCGTGATTTCGAATCAATCCACCTTTGACGAAGCCAAACGCCGCGGCTTATTGGCAGACGGCTTAGAATGGGACACAGAGCAAGAACGCCTGCAATCGGAGGGAATGCATTTTGACCTCGAAGAAACATCAGAAACAAACCCTTAGACAACGCATTGCCCACGCTTTAACTGACCGCAAAATCTTGCATTTTCGCTATGATGCTCACTTGCGACAACAGGTGTACAAGCGGTTAAATACATTGCAAAAATCGCTGATTAACCGCATCAGTGCTATTGGTGTAGAAGGCTTGTCCGCAAAGACACTCGATAAACTGCTTACCGAATTGAAAGCAGAAATCGCAAAAACGTATCAAGAAACAACCGCTTACACGCAAGACGAGTTAAGCGGTTTTTTATTGCTTGAAGTAGCCAAAATCAGCCAGCTTTATAACGATGAAATCGGCTTTGATTTGTTTAACGACGTGCCAAAAGCACGCATTAAAGCGATTAAAAACGTTGCCGTCATTGAAGGACAACCGTTAGAAGCGTGGTGGAATAAGCAACGTACAGATTTAGCCTTTAAGTTTGAAGGGATTATTCGCACTGGCGTTGCCGAAGGCAAACAAAACGGACAACTTGCCACCGAAGTACGAGAGTTAATGAGCGTTAGCCGTCGCACAGCTGATACTTTAGTCATTACCGCTGTCGCAAAAGTGGCTGACACCGCCCACGAAGCCTTGCGCGATGCCAATCTTGATATTCTGCAAGGCGAAGAGCATCTTTCCACCCTTGATATGCGAACCTCCACCGTCTGCCAAGTGCGAGACGGCAAGCGATGGGATTTGGACAAAAAGCCAATCGGGCATAACATTCCCTACAAACGTCCACCGTTGCACCCACGTTGTCGCAGCATTCTTCAGCTTGTCACCAAAAGCTGGGAGGAATTAGGCGTGCAAGGAATGGAGGAAATGCCAACTAGTACCCGTGCTTCAATGAATGGACAGGTCGATGAGCGAATCAATTATGAAGCGTGGTTACACAGCAAAACCCGCGAAGAAAGAGAGCAAGTTCTTGGCAAAGGCAAGGCGGACTTGTGGGAACGTGGCGTGATTACGTTCTCGGATATGTTAGATCAGAGTGGTAGACCGCTGACGTTGAAAGAGCTATACTCTAAATCTAGCTTAGCGCAAGAATATAATCCTATGGATGTAACAAAAAAATATCAGCAAGCGGTTGAGATAGAACCCAAAATTACAAAAGCTGTGACAACTATTATCGCTTCTGTAGATGGTGAGGTTGCTGGACTCGAATATCGCTTAAAATCAATGGATTCGTTGAAGCGTAAAATAGAAACTGAAATGATGGCAGGGATTTCTGAGCAACAAGCAATAGATAACATTAAAGATGTTATTCGCTATACAGCAATATTCTCGCCTGAAAATTTTGTAACACAATATAGGGAAATGCAATCCGCTTTAGAAAAACAAGGGTATAAAACAATTATTGTTAAAAACACTTGGAAGGACGGTGCTGTTTATAAAGGCATTAATACATTCATCACTACTCTTGTAAAGAAAGATAATGTAATTTTCGAGATGCAATATCATACAAGTGAAAGTTTTGCGTTAAAAAATGGTGAATTACATCAGCTTTATGAACGTTTTCGCGATCCAAATACCGAACAAGAAGAAAAAGAAAAATTGTATATTGAAATGCAGAAATTAAGTGCTAAATTAGTTACGCCAAAAGATATTCAAAAAATCAAAGGAGTAAAATAATGTATCAATACTACTTAGCTCAGTTAGATGACAATCAACAAAAATTGATTCGTGGTATGGGTAATAATTTACTTTCATTTGCTACCTATGAACCTCATAAAGAAGATTGGGATAAAAAGTTTGGTTCGTTTTGGGCGGATAAAATCTTAGTCAGCGATTTTGATGCTTATCGTGAAATTAGTGAAAAAGAAGCCATTCAATTTATCAAGGTGCATTAATGTGGGCAGAAAAAGCTGAAGTATTGGCAAGATGTTTGCATCATGGTCAAAAAGATAAAGCCGGTAAGCCATATATAGAGCATTTGGAATTTGTTGTAGAACATTTAGATGATTCAACAGATGAAATGCGTGCTGTTGCTTGGTTGCACGATAGCGTGGAAGACACGGCAATTAGCATTGATGAAATTCAAGAACAATTTGGTAATGTGATCGCAAATGCCATCTTGGCTATATCAAAACGTAAAGGTGAAGACTACCAAGATTATTTAATTAGAGTTAAGCAAAACGCTTTAGCGCGTTCAGTTAAATTAGCAGACTTACAGCATAATGCCGATCTTTCTCGATTGCCTAGAATCAAAGAAGAAGATATTCTCCGTAAAGAAAAATATTTAGCAGCCATGGCATTTTTATTATCTTAACCTAACAAACATTATCAACCGCTTGTAGCAAAAGTTACAGGCGGTTTTTTTACGCCTTGGAAAAGGCACAACCTTAACTAACTGGAAGGAAATCCAATATGAAATTAAAACTTGATGAAAATGGGCACGTGGTTGTTGAAAACGGGATGCCTGTGTATGTTCACGAAGACGGGAAGGAAATTCCGTTTGATGCCACAAAAGCTACAGCTAAAATCGCAGAGCTTAACAGTGAGGCGAAAAAACACCGTGAAGCCAAAGAGCAGGCGGAAGCAAAACTCTCGGCATTTTCGGGGATTGACGATCCGAAAGCAGCGATCAAAGCCTTGGAAACGGTGAAAAACCTCGATGATAAGAAGTTGATTGATGCGGGCGAAGTGGAAAAGGTGAAAGCAGAAATGCGTAAAACCTTTGATGAACAACTGGCAGAATTCCAATCTCAAGCTGAAAAACTACAATCGCAATTGCACGCAGAACTAATTGGTGGTTCGTTTGCTCGCTCTAAATATGCCGCAGAACATTTAAATTTACCTTCTGATGTGGTGCAAGCCTTCTTTGGTAAGCATTTCAGTATTTCAGGTGAAGGTAAAGTGGTGGCGAAGTTCGCCGATGGCAATGAAATTTACAGCCGTTCACGCCCAGGCGAAAAAGCCGATTTTGAGGAAGCATTAGAGGCGTTAGTCGGTGCGTATCCAAATAAAGATGCGATTTTAAAACCATCAGGCACATCAGGTTCAGGCGCAGGCACAGGAACTGGCGGCAGCAATGCCCCTAAATCCCTTGCCGAATGCAAAACTGACGCAGAAAAAATTGCGTATATGCAACAACATTCATAATCGGGTGCAAGAGATTGCACCTTTTTTATTCATGGTGCAATCGCACCACAATCAATAGGAGTTGACTATGGCTTTTGACTTACAAGTCTTCAACAAACAAACGCATTTAGCGTTAACAGAAACCGTCGATCAGGATATTGAAAAATTCAATCAAGCCTCAGGTGGCGTGATTACATTGCAAAATGCGCCAACACAAGGTGATTTTGATATTCGTGCGAGCTTTAAAGCGATTCAAGGCTTAGTGCGTCGTCGTAATGCTTATGGCAGTGGTACGGTGCAAGCGAAACGCCTAGAGCAATTACTCAATGTCGCAGTAAAAGTAGCTGCAGGTACGCACCCGATTGAGTATGAACCGCAACAATATCGTTGGGTATTGCAAAACCCTGAGCTTGCGGCGGTAGAAATCGGGCAACAATTAGCGAAAGCACGCTTGGCAGATATGTTAAACACCGCAATTTTAGGGGCGGTTGCTGCGATTGGCGGGCAAACCACAGCTGTATTAGACGACAAGAAAAACGCCCCAACTTTCCGTACGCTTAACAAAGCCGCTGCATTATTTGGCGATCGCTCAAGTGCGTTAAAAGCATGGATCGTTCACTCAACCACCTTACACACTTTGTACGACAACGCCTTAACCAACGCAGAACGCTTGTTTACTTACGACAATGTAAGTGTGATGCGTGATCCATTTGGTCGCTTGTTTGTGGTCACAGACAGTCCCGCATTAGTGGATAGCACTGGTGCGGCTTATAACACGCTAGGTTTGCAAGAAAATGCGGTGATTGTCAGCGGAAACAACGATTTCAACAGCGAAATGCAACCAAAATTAGGCGGTGAAAATATCGCAGCGGTTTATCAAGCAGAATGGACTTATAACTTAGGTATTCTCGGTTATGAGTGGGATATGACTGCAGGCGGTAAATCTCCTGATGATACTAAATTAGGGTCTTCAGCCAACTGGCGTAAAACCGCAACTTCATTGAAAGATACTGCAGGTGTGTTGGTGAAAACCAAGTAACGGTAATAAAAAGCGAAGCCCCGTGTAACGGCAAATTACACGGGGCTTCTTTCATTCCCACTTCCAACACAAGAAGGAATAAATCGTGGATCATTTTACATCTATTTTGAATCTAATTAAAGAGGTAGTGATGGAAAGTCAAAAACTTTCGCCGATACGATTCTGGGCGTTATGGCTCTTGCCTGTAGTGCTTGTGATTGCTTGGAAATTACCTGATATTCTTTCAGTATTGTTACATTAAGGAGCAAAAATGACCGCTTATCTTTCCGTAGAAGAAGCTGATGCATATCATAATCTCAGAATGAGTGCAGAAATATGGGGGGCACTAAGTGCAACGGAAAAGGCTCGCCGATTAGTCAATGCATCGGATTATATTGATAGTGGCTATATCTATTTAGGAAAGCCATCCGATACACATCAGTTACGAGCATTCCCACGTAATGGGGATACAGACGTGCCAGTAAAAGTAAAAAATGCAGTCTGCGAATTAGCTTTGGAAGAAAATTTAACTCAAAATCCAACCGCACTTAAAAGTGCAGTGAAAGTTGGTGAACTTTCTGTAACGTATTCTTATCCTTCAGCTGCAAACGGTGTAGAGAATCAGCGATTTAGTTATGTGGCGCAGTTGTTGAGAGAGTTTGTTCGAGAGAAAGGAGCTATGCGTAGAGTATTGCTTGAACGGGGGTAAGAATGGGATTTTATGATGAGTTGGCTGATACTGCAAAGACCTTGTTAACCGAATTTGGGGTGCCATGTAGTATTGAACAAAACATTACCAGTGATTACAACGTTAAAACAGGTGAGGCAGCTCGACGCAAGCGTCGCTTATTGGGTGTTTGTATATTTAACCAATTGACCTATGACTTTCCTCAATTCCAAAGTTCTGGTGTTTTAAAAGGTGAGGCAAGCTTAGTTCAACAAGGCGATGTGTCTATTACGTTAAGCCTATCATCTCCTCTTTCGAGAGAGGAGCTGCTTTTAAGCGTACTCATTGTTAATGGAGAGCGTTGGCAAATTGTGAATTGCCAGCCATTAAAACCATCTGGTATGACGATTTATTACAAGCTTCAGGCAAGGTTAGTAAATGGGTAAATTTGTAGCTGAAATTGATGCTTTTAGAGAACGAACGATGCAACGTGCAGATATGTTGGTACGGAAAATCGCATTGGATACATTTAAAAAAGTGCAATCTAAAACGCCTGTCGATAGCGGGCAGTTACGTCGGAGTTGGACAGTCTCGGTGGGAGAAGCACCATCTGTATTTAATGGTTCTAATGAAGTGATTAACAATGCAAAATTTGGTAATACGCTTTACATTGCGACGGATAAGCCTTATGCCTTGACGCTGGAATATGGTTTATACCCTAAACCAGGAGGGCGTAAAACAAACAATGGCTTTTCCATTCAAGCCCCAAAAGGCATGGTGAGGATTACCGTGCAAGAAATGGAAGCGTTATTAAAGAAAAGTAGGTGGTGATTTTAGATGAAGCAAATTATTCGGTCTGTATTGCAAACACACTTAAACCAATTAGGACAATTTAATACCGCATGGGAAGGCGTTTTAAATACGCCCAAACTACCATATCAAACGCTCCACTTAACTATTTCATCTAGCGATACAGGTGCAATCTCTGATCGGCCACATGCTGAAGAATTAGGTTTTTTGCAATTAACGTTATTTTATGAGGCAGGATTAGGCACGAAAGCCATTGAGGAGCGTGCGACAGCTATTCGACGGCATTTTTACGGTCAGTCCTTTATTAAGGATAACGTTCAAATCATCATCCATAAACCGCCACTTATTGGCGGTATTTTTTTTAACGATAATAAACTGGCGTTGCCAGTTACAATCAATTTTACCGCTTATGAACTCTAGGAGGTTATATGGCAAATGCACAAGGTGTAAAACGTAAGGTTACGTTTGCAAAAGAAACAACATTTGGAGTACGTGCCGCAAAAGGTATTGGTAAAGTGATGCCTCGCACAGAAAGCTCTCTGAACTCAACCTTTGATTCATTCTCAAGTGAGGAAATTCGAGAAAATATGCAACGCTCTCCATCCATTGTTGGATTTGAAAAAGTGGAGGGGGATTTGAAAGGGGAATTGTCCGCAGGTCAATGGTCTGATTTTTTTGCAGCCGCATTGCGAGGAACATGGACAGAAGCGAAATCGCCTGTATTAAAGAAAACTAGCACTGGGGCAGGTGAAAAACAAGGTAAATTACTCGTAATTCCTGAAACTGGCCATACAACTGATTCCTTTACGCTTGAAGACACCTTCGCAGATATTGGATTAAGTCGCATCTATACAGGTTGTCGAGTATCTAAAATTAGCCTAGATATTCAACCGAATGGTATAGCATCGATTGCGGTCACCTTTTTAGGACAAAAAGGCGAGGAGAGTCAAACTGCATATTTTACTGGTGCGCAGGAAGTGACTCAATCAGCTAAGGTTGCAGGCGTAAATGGTCAGCTGATGGTTAACAAAACCAAAGCAGCGTTAGTTACTGGTTTGAAGGTGGACATTGATTTGAATGCGTCGAGTGAGGCGGTACTGGGCGCGAAATACGCACCAGACGTGTTTATTGGCACAGTGGCAATTAGCGGATCGTTTACGATGTATTTCCAAGATAAAACCATGATTGACGCTGTGCGTAGCGGCGCGAATCTTTCTCTTGCTTTAAGAATGGATGCCGAATCAGTCGACAACGGAGATTATTTAACGTTCATCTTGCCAGGCGTGAAAGCAACTTCTATTGAAATTGATGACGGTGCAAAAAACCTTATTCAAACCCTAAACTTTGATGCTTTCCCCGCGATTTATGATGCGGAAAGTACAATTGATGATGTATTAAAGAAACCAACAACACTCATCATTCAAGATTCATTAGCCTAAAGTGCGGCGAAATTTAGTCATACTTTATAGAAAACAAAACCCGAAAGTTCATCACTTTCGGTTTTTTATTTCAATCCAATTCATAAGGAAAACACAATGGACTTTTCTAAATTAAATACTGTTAAAGCTTCTGAAAATACTTATCGCTTTGAAGTCGCTCACCCGATTACCGGAGAAGGAACGGGCGCAATGATTGATGTCTATGCCTCGCAAAGTGATGTTGTACAGCGTTTTCAATCTAACGTCTTACGCAAATTACAAAAGCAAGAATTTGAAAACCAGCGCACCCGTAAACCACAATTTAAAGAACTCTCTGAATTGAAATCGGAAGCTCTTGAAAATGCCATTGTGCGCGTAGCTAGCTGGGAGAATTTAGAATGGGAAGGAACTCCTCTTGAGTTTACCCCCGCCAATGTGAAAATGCTGCTTACCCAGTGTCCTTGGTTAGCTGAACAAATTATTGAACAGTCAGAAGACTTGGGAAATTTCTTGAAAGCCTGATCGAACATCTCTACGAGTTTGCTCAGGCAGAATTTCGTCTTGATAAACGACCAGACAATTCCAAGGCGACACAACGCGAGCATCTTCAAGTTATTGAGCAGCAATTAGGCATAACGCCAGAAGAGCTAAATAACCCTCCGCCCAATATTGCGGTGGGTTATTTGCTTGAGTATTTTTATGCCGTATCCTCCTCCCGTCAGTGCGGAATGTCCGCTAATCCTATTACTTTTAGTGAAATATTGGCATGGTCTCAATTGGCTAATACTTCATTGGCAAGATGGGAGGTTGAGGTGATTAAACGACTTGATATATTGTGGTTGAATATTCAAGCTGAATAGCTCAAGGTTAGGCTTGAATCCTTAACTAAGGAATGAATATGAAAGAATTTACTTGGCAAGCCGATTGGAATATGAAGCGGAAAAAAAAGCCGAATGTAAATACAATTCGATTTGGTGACGGTTATGAACAGCGACAATCAGATGGCATTAATAATAACCTAAGAACCTACGATGTAGTCTTTAGTGGTTCAGAAGAAAAGATCAAGGCAATAGACATGTTCCTTGATGAATGTTGTGGGGTGACAGCCTTTTCATGGCAACCTTACGGAGATAAAAAAGGATTATTTACCTGTGGTGAATGGGATGAAACCAAAAAAACAGGATATAGCACGCTAACAGCAACCTTTAAGGAAGTTGTTGCATAGAGGTAAATTATGGCAGATTTCGCACAATTAGGCATAGAGTTACGTTCTATAGGGGTTGATAAAGTTAATCGTGATATTCGTTCGGTGACGGATAACGCAAAATCTACTGAGCGCTCAGTGCAATCTCTTTTAGGTGTAATGGGTAAATTAAAAGTCTTAATGACAGCTGGATTGGGAATTCAAGGCCTTGGGCAATTTATTCAAATGTCCGACAAAATGAAAACCCTTGCTGCCCAGGTGAAATTTGTCACGAATTCATTTGAAGAATATAAAGCTGTTCAAAGCCAGCTGTTCTCTATTTCACAACGTACTCGTGCTGATTTAGAGGCGACAACCACAATTTACGCTCGTTCTGCTCGAGCATTGAAAGATTATGGTTATAGCCAAGAGCGGATTCTAACTTTTACTGAAATGTTAAATAAAGCGATGGCAGTAGGTGGAGTGGGCGCACAAGAGCAGGCGAGTGCACTTTTCCAGCTTTCACAAGCATTAGGTTCAGGTCGGTTACAAGGTGACGAGTTCCGTACTATTGCTGAAACCGCCCCCATTATTTTAGATGTTGTTGCGCAATATATGGGGAAAACACGTTCAGAAGTGAAACAACTTGCTTCTGAAGGTAAAATCACCTCTCAATTGTTATTTGAAGCTATTACAGGCGCAACTGAGAAAATTTCAGCAGATTTTGAAAAAATGCCTTTGACTTTTGGTCAGGCAATGACTCAATTGAAAAACCAAACACTTAAATTTGTTGATGATGTCGGTAATCGCAGTGGTATCTTTGATGGGATGGCTGCATCTGTCTCATTTTTAGCCAAAAATATTGACTATCTTTCGGTGGTGATTGGTTCGGTTCTGCTAGGACAATTAGGTAAAGCCTCTGTAGCAGGGATTAAGTCTGTATTAACTAAACGGCAAGAGGCTCTTGCGACTTTAGAGGTTGCACAGGCTACATCTGTTCAAGCTACGGCTGAATTAAGACTAGCACAAATACAAATGCAGTCTTTACGCGCCCAATTAAGTTTAGCTCAATCAGAACAAACAAGAATGGCGCTACGTGGTCAAATGGCTGCCCAAACCTCTCAACTTACAGTATTAATGAACGCAGAGAGAGAGGCAACAGAAAGGGCGGCGCTTGCTAAACAAAAACTATCTTTGGCTGGGCGAGCATCAAGTGGTGTTTTAAGTCTATTAGGTGGACCTATTGGACTGGTCACCACTGCGCTTACTTTGGGGGCGGGGGCATTTTATACCTGGAAACAAAATGCAGAACAAGCCAAACAGGAAAATCTTGATTATGCGAAAAGTCTTGATGTGACAAGTGATGCGTTACAAAAATTGACCGCAAATCAGCTAGAAGCAATGAGCGCAAAATTGAAGCGCTCTATGGCAGAGCAGAAGAATCAAATCCAATCATTGATTGAAGAAAAATCAAGAATGGAGCGCGCATTATCGATTCAAACTAAAAGTATGGATGAGGGGAACCTTTGGCAAAATCAATATGCACTGAAACGCTATAATCAACTTCTTGAAGATTTAAAAATCAAGAAAGGCGAAATAGATTCAGCTAATCAGCAGTTGGCGAAGTCAGAGCGAGATTTAAAATCTATTGGTGCAGAGGAGTCAGTTCAACGTTTGAAAGAGAGCGTAGAAAAGCTCTATCCTGAATTACAATTTAATAAAGAAAAATTTGTTGAGTTAAAACTTTCAACAGAAGACTTTAAAGATTTGTTACCAGACGCCAATGGTAAAATCTTAGGGATGGCTGATGCATTAGCTCAGGCAGCGCAAAAAGCAAGATTGTTACTTAGCGGTGTAATTGGCGTAAAAGAAGAAACAGCAGGTATTGGCGCAGATGCTCAAAAGGTTATTGACGATCTTCGCCTTGATCGAAAAATTGCTAATGCAAAAACGCCACAAGAAAGAGCAGCGGGAGAAACAGAAAAATATATTAAACGGCTTTCTGAGCAGGGCAAATATAGTAAGTCTGAACTTGATGCAATCGAAAAAGAATATCAAGCCAATGCGTTAGCTAGAGAGAATAGATCTAGCGGGGCAAAGGGGAGTGGGAATAAAGTTGATTATGTCAAACAATATACCGATCAAGTGACCCAGCTCCAACAACGCCTAGCTGACATAAAAGCCAATCTGCAAGATGGTGGAATTAGCCAATATCAAGAGTTAAAAAAACTCACAAACGATATTGCTGCCAATGGTGAAAAATATGCGCACTTTGGTGCAGAAGGGCTTGCTAATCTAAAACGCCTTGCCAGTGAAATTGACAGTGGGCAGCAGCAAGTTGCAATCCGCGATTTAGGCGACAATTACAAAGAGCAGATTGAGGCTCGACAATTTGAATTGACGCTTATTGGTCAAACAAGTGAAGCGGTAGATCAGTTACGTTTTAATCATCAACTAGAGCTTGAGACGGCAAAATTGCGCAAAGGCATGACGCAAGAAAATATTGCCTTACTTGAGCAGACAATTGATGAAATTAAACGCTTAAAAGAAGAACAAGCTAAACAAACCGAATTACTAAAAGGCGATCCAGTGGCAGGATTTAGAGATGGTTTCCAAAAATTCCGAAACACGGTGGAAGATGTAATGGGCAACGTATCTCAAATCACGTTAAATGCGTTTAATGGAATGTCGGATGCCGTAACTAATTTCGTATTAACTGGTAAAGGAAATTTCCGAGGCTTTGCACAATCAGTGATTAAAGATATCACTTCAATGATTGTAAAAATGATGATTTTTGCATCAATTAAGGCAGCGTTCGAAGGAACATCTTTTGGCAAAATTCTCGGGTTATCTGGAGGTGGCTTAGTCCCTGAATCAAAATATACTGGCGGACTCGTTGGATTTGATGAAGGGGGATTTACTGGCCAAGGAGGGAAATATACGCCAGCAGGTATTGTTCACAAAGGCGAATATGTCTTTACAAAAGAAGCTGTAAGCCGTTTGGGGGTTGATTACCTGGATCAGCTCAACTATCAACGCAAGGCTAAACCACAGGGCTACGCAAACGGCGGTTCAGTGGGTGGATATGCACCAAGCACACCAATGAATGCGAATAATCGGGGCGTGAAGGTAAACATCATCAACAACGGTGAGCCAACAAATGCCAACGTGGAAACCAAAGAGACAAGTGGCGGCTTAGAAATTACTGTGGAATTAGTGCAAGCCATTGCTCGAAAAGAGGCGGGAACAATAATGCAACAAAATATGAGACCAGGTGGAATGTTCGCCTAATTTTAGGCGAATTTTCTATTTTGTGATCTTGTTCAAAGTTTTTTTGATGTTTTCAAAATAAAATGCAACCGACCATATTTTCAGAGGAGGTTGCATGAAAAAATTATTATTAACTGGGTTAGCTTGCGCATTATTGGTAGGGTGTGCTCAAGAACCGTTAAAAAAACAAACATCTTCAGGAAAACCTGAGACTGAATTTCCAAACAAAACTGTAGATCAGGTTATTAATGGAATCACTGAATATTGCAATGACAAAGGATTTGTTGTTGAAGAACAAAATAAAAACTATGTAGTTTGCGCAAAAGAAGCTGAAGGAGCTCAAGGATTCTTTACTCAGCTTGCTATAGGTAATGCCTACTCAACTACTCCACAAAATAAATTAAGATTTTCAGTATCAAAAAAAGGAAATGGTTCTAAAGTTTGGGTAAATGCTTGGAGCGAAACTCAAATGGCTATGGGGCAAGTAAATAAAATGCCTTTTGAAGGTAATAAAGCACAAAATCAAATGCAAGATATGCTTGATCTTTTATTACCTCAATATGTAAATAAGCAATAAAATAAATATAAGCCCCTTGACACCCAAGGGGCTTTTTCATTATGATTTTTATCAAGCAGATAGTTATCTGCTCAAGGCGTCGAAACCTTATAAACCACAAGCGGTATTCCGCACCCGTCAGACAAGCGGTTTTTTTATGTCTAAATTTTGCAGATCGTTTTTCCTTACCATTAAAAAGCGATTTGAAAAAACTCAATGTCGAGAGGGCGAGGAATACAATACCCGAAAGGGGAATAACTCCGGCCGTACTTGTGGCGGTTTTCGAACCTCTTGGCACCCTATTTAGATAGGGGATTAAACTTCGAAAAAACACACACAAGGAGTCAGCAATGACAAATCAACTTTCTACTCAAACCCAAGTTTCAACCTTCAACTTCGATAATCATGCAATCCGCACAATCACAATCAATAACGAGCCTTGGTTCTTATCGATTGATATTTGTAATGCGTTAAACATTGCAAATTCACGTGATGCGATCAACAAATTAGATGAAGATGAATACCAAACATTGAGCTTAAAAGATACCGTCGGTTTAACCGACAGTATCGCAAACCAAGTGCAATCGGTTGGAGTTGTCAGTGAAAGCGGAATGTATACTTTGATCTTACGTTGCCGTGATGCAGTAAAAAAAGGCTCTGTACCACACCGATTCAGAAAATGGGTAACCGCCGAAGTATTACCTGCCATTCGCAAAACAGGCAGCTATTCGCAAAACGCAAGCCAAATCCAACCGCTTGCAGACGAACCCCTAAACCTACTGGTGCAAGCCTATCATTTTCT